GGCAATGACTGAATTAGATGATCTTATCTGCGATCTTTTGAGTAACTTGGCTCAAAATTATGATTTTCGGGAAAAACCAAAACTGCATTAACTTACAACAGAATGACTAAATCATGACCACCTACGCCTCCTGCTCCGACATCCTGCGCGGCGCGGCGGAAATCCTCCGCCCACCGCGCCGCATTCCCGTCGCCGACGCCGTAGAAAACAACATGGCGGTCTACGGCAACGGCGAACGCTGGACCCGAGCGCGAGCGCCGTACATGGTCCAGCCGATGAACGCCCTCAGCAACCGGCAACTGGAAGGCGTGATCTTCGTCGGCCCCTCGCGCAGCGGCAAATCGGCGGCCATGGTCGAGGGCTTCATCTACTACGCCGTCACCTGCGATCCGGGCGACTTCCATGTGATCCACATGACGCAAGCGACCGCCCAGCACTACAGCCGGACGCGAATCGACAACCTGAACCACGCCAGCCCGGCGATGAAAGAGCGGCTATCGCCGTTCAGCAACGACGACAACGTGTACGCCAAGCGCTACCGCAACGGCATGAATCTGACCATCGGCTGGCCGTCCATCACCCAGCTTTCCAGCTTCGATTTTCGCTATGTCGCCCTGACCGACTACGACCGCTACCCGGACGACGTAGGCCATGAAGGCGACGTTTTCACCCCGGCCCGCAAGCGCACCCAAACCTATATGAGCGCCGGACGGGTAATGGTCGAATCCAGCCCCGGCAAGGTCATCGCCGACGCCAAATGGCAGCCCAGGAACGATCACGACGCGCCGCCCTGTGGCGGCATCTTCGCCCTGTACAATCAAGGCACCCGCCACCGCTGGTACTGGCCCTGCCCGCATTGCCGCGACTACTTCACCGCCGCACCCAATCCCGAAGGCTTCGTCGTCATTGACGGCCATGCCCACCTGATTTGCCCGCGCTGCGGCACGGCCATAGCGCCCGAACACAAGCCCGCGCTCAACGCTGCGGGCGTCTGGCTGGCGGACGGCCAGACGATAGCCGCCGATGGCGCGATCAGCGGCGCGGCCCCCATCAGCACCCTAGATAGCTACTGGCTCACCGGCCCCGCCGCCGCTTACCAGACCTGGGATAGCCTGCTGCAACGCTGGCAGCAAGCGTTTATTACTCTCGAACGCACCGGCGACGAAAAGCCGATGCAGGCCCTCATTACCACCGATTTCGGCACCGCCTACCGCCCGCGCAATCTCAACATCACCCGCGACGGGCGGCTGATCGCCAACCGCGCCGAGGCTTTTGAAAAGCGCACCGTGCCGGACGGCGGGCGCTACCTGACCGCCGCTGTGGACGTGCAGAAAGAACGCTTTGTGGTGCAAGTCATGGCCTGGGGCGTCGGCAACGAGCGCTGGCTGGTGGACCGCTACAACCTGCGCTGGTCGCGCCGCCTAGGCAGCAACGGCGAACCGGAGCCGGTAGACCCGGCCCGGCAGATCCAGGACTGGGCCATCCTGCTCGATCAAGTGGCCTGCAAGCCCTACCCCCTCGCCAGCGATCCTACTCGTGGCCTGATTCCGATTGTGGTTGCCGTCGATTCCGGCGGTAAAGCAGGCGTCACCGAGCGCGCCTACGACTTCTGGAAATACGCCCGCCGCCAGGGCCTGGGACATCGCATCATGCTGATCAAAGGCGACAGCAAAAACACCGGCCCGCGCATCCGCAAGACCTTCCCCGACAACACCGACCGCCCCGACCGCAAAGCCAACGCGGCGGGCGAGGTGCCGGTCTGGATATTGAACACCCTGATCCTCAAAGACAGCCTCGCCGCCGACCTGGAGCGCACCCAAGTCGGCCCCGGCTATATCCATTTTCCCGACTGGCTGGGACCCTGGTTCTTTGACGAGCTTGCCGCTGAAACTCGCTTGGCCGACAAGTGGGAGAACCTGAGCAACGATCACAACGAAGCGTTCGACTTGTGCGTGTATAACCACGCCGCCATGCTCTCAGTACATGGCGACGGCATTCACTGGGAGCGCCCGCCTGCCTGGGCCGACCCGAACCGTAGCGCCGTCGGTATTGCCCTGCTCGGCGACGGCGAACCCGCTCCGCAACCGCCGCAACCGGCGTCGAAACCGTCCCCGCCGCCGCGCCGCGCCGCGCCCTTCGAGAGATGGGACTTGTGACTCATGCCCGACGCCGATTTGCTTACCGATGCCGAAATCCTGCTCCAGCAACAGGGCGTGGCTGCCAGCATCATCGAGCGGATTATTGCCGAATTGCGCTCCCGGTACGGCGGAGATCGGCACTACATTCAGCGCCTTGAACGTCAGCGCCGCAACGAGGCGATTGCCACCGATTTGTCCAACGGGTTGCCGGTGGAGACCGTCGCCAAGCGGCGGGGTTGCTCGATCTCCACGGTCAGGCGGGCCAGCAGGAATGAATGGCCGCTCTAACGCCATTTTTGCCTTATTTTGAACAGCCTCCTGTTTTACCCTGTGCGTCATCCTCCCACGAGTCTGACGCATGGCCTTCACATTAGAGCAAATTGCCAAGCTTGAAGAAGCAATCGCTAACGGCACAGTGCGAGATCAAATCGGCGATCTGGTCAAGCAATACCAGACCATTCCTGATCTGCTGAAAGCGTTGCAAGCAGCCCGCGCCGATCAAGCCAGCGCCGCCAGCACCGACCCCTTGCGCTACCGCGTTGCGAGGGGCTGCGATGGGTAACTTTTTTCAACGCTTCGGCGAACTGTTCCGCCACCCCGCGCGCCGCGTCACCGCCCGCTACGAACTCAAGCCGCATCGCAGCAACGGCGATGCCCGCGATGGCAACAGCACCGTCTACGATGCCGGCCCCAAGCTACGGCAATACGCCCGCCACCTCGACCAAAACCATGACCTGGTCAAGGGCGCTCTCGACCGCCTGACGCAATTCATCGTCGGCCCCAACGGCATCAGCGTCGAACCGCAACCTCGCACCTTCGGCGGCGAAGTCCATACCGAATTTGCCGCGCAACTGCTGGAAGCCTGGCGCGACTGGGCGCAAAAACCGGAAGTCACCTGGACGCATGACTGGGCCGCCTGCCAGCGGCTGCTGTGCCGGTCCTGGCTGCGCGACGGTGAAGCCCTGATTTCCCTGATTTTCGGCAATCGTCCTGATCTGGATCACGGCACTCGCGTCCCCTTTAGCGTGGAACTGATCGAGGCTGATTTCCTGCCGTTCAACAACAGCGACACTAACGGCCTGCGCATCCTGCAATCGGTGGAACTCAACGGCTGGAATCGCCCGATTGCTTATTGGCTCTACAAAGAACATCCCGGCGGTCTGCTTCGCACCGACTACAAACTGAAGCGAGTCAGCGCCGACAGCCTGCTGCACCTCAAACTCACGGATCGCATCGGCCAGATTCGCGGCGTGTGCAAGTTCGCCAGCGCCTTGCAGCGGATGAACGGCATCTACAAATACGAAACTGCCGAGATGGTGGCCGCCGAAATCGCTGCCAGCCTCACCGGCGCGCTGAAAACCGAGAACGCCAGCATCGGCCCGTCGAATGAACTGGAAGGCCCGCGCACCTTTGATATTCAGCCCGGCATGATTCTGGACAATCTGCGCCCCGGCGAATCGCTCGACATTTTCAGCAGCAACCGCCCCTCCGCGACCGTCGAGCCGTTCCGCAACGGCCAACTGCGCGCCGCCTCCGCCGGGTTTGGCCTGAGCTATTCCGCCATGGCGCGGGACTACAACGGCACTTACAGCGCCCAGCGCCAGGAACTGGTGGAGCAATTCGACGCCTACCGCATCCTGAGCAACCAATTTATCAGCCAGGTCTCCCGCCCGGTCTGGCAGCGGTTTGTCACCTCGGCAATTGCCGCAGGCGTTGTTCGCCAGCCCCGCGATCTCGATCCATTGACCCTCGATGACGCCAGTTATCAGCCGCCGGTGATTCCCTGGATCGATCCGCTCCGTGAATCGAACGCCAATAACGCCATGCTCGAAAACTACCTGACCAGTCCGCAGACCCTGATCCGGCAGCGCGGCGGCAACCCCGACGAAGTGCTGAACAACTGGCAGCAATGGAAGGCCAAGCTGGCCGCTCGCAACTTGACGCCACCTGCTTCCAACCAACCCGCTAACCCGCCTTCCCGGCCTGTGGATGCTGGGATGCCGCCCTATTTGCCGCCCTATTTGATGGACGCCTAACCCATGACGGTCCCTTACTACCGCATCACCGCTCGCGGCCCGACCGCCGCTGACATCCGCATTGACGGGCCTATTGGCGACTCGCTGTGGCAGGAAACCGTCACCGCCCGCGCTTTCATCGCCGAACTGGGCGGCCTCAAAGGCCGGGAATTGACCGTCTACATCAATTCGCCGGGCGGCAGCGTCATGGACGCCACCGCGATCTACAACGCCCTGCAACGCCACGATCAACCGGTCAGCATCGTTGTAGACGGCTGGGCGCTCAGCGCGGCCAGCCTGATCGCCATGGCCGGGAAGACCCTGACCCTGGGCAGAGGCTCGCTGCTGATGCTGCACAACCCGTCAACCGCTGTTTTCGGCAACGCCGCCGATCACCGCAAGGTCGCCGACGTGCTGGATACCGTGGGCGCGGGAATGCGCGACGCCTACATCGCCAAGACCGGCGCGGACGAGGCCACGGTTGCGGGCTGGCTCGACGCCGAAACCTGGTTCACCGCCGACGAAGCCATCGCCGCCAAGCTGGCCGACGCCAAAACCGAACGCACCCAGCCGTTTAGCCCTGCGCCGCCCACCGCCCATTTCAAAAACCTACCGACGGCGATAGCCGCCACGCTAAACCCTTCCCAGGAAATCCCCATGACTGAAGCCACTGCTATCCCCGCCGAAGCCCCGGACCTCGCCGCGATTAAAGCCGCTTCCGCCGCTGAAGCGGTCGCCAAAGATCGCGCCGGCAGCGCCGAAATTCGCGCCATGATTTCCCCGTTCCTCAAGATTCACCCTGAACAGCGCGAAGCGTTTACCGCGCTGGCGGATCGCTTGGTGACGGACGGAACCGCTATCGAAGCCGCCCGCAAGCAATTTCTTGAAGCCTTGGGCGCAGCCAGCCCCGGCCCGCTGGCAGCTGGGCAAGGCTGCAATCCGACCGGCATCGGTAGCGGGATGCACACCCTGGTCACGGGTACCGATGAAACCGATAAATTCCGCGCCGCCGCCGCTGATGCCCTGCTGATCCGCGCCATGCTGCTCAAAAATGACCCCAGCAATGGGTTGCGCAATATGCGGCTCTCCCGCCTGGCCGAAGCCTGCGCCCAGCGCGCCGGACTGAATGTCGGCGTCTTTGGGCAGAATGAAATGGCGATGGTGAAAGCCGCCATCACCCACACCAGCAGCGATTTTCCGGTCATCCTCGAAAACGTCCTCAACAGGACCCTGCTCGATACCTACGCAGTGGCCGCCGAGACCTGGCGCAAATGGTGCGCAGTGGGCAGCGTCGCCGACTTTCGGCCTTACAAGCGACTGCGGCTCGGCAGTTTCGGCAACCTGGACGCTCTGGGCGAAGGCGGCGAATACAAGCACAAGGCCATTCCCGATGCGACCGCCGAGAGCGTCAGCATCGACACCAAGGCCAATACGATCGGTCTGACCCGCAAGGCGATCATTAACGATGATCTGGGCGCGTTCGTCCGGCTGGGACAAATGCTGGCCCGCGCCGCCGCCCGCAGTATTGAAGCCGACGCCTATGCGTTGCTGGCGAGCAACCCGACGATGGATGGAGACAGTACCGCCCTGTTCCATGCCAACCACGGCAACTACCACACGGGCGGCAGCGCCGCCGCGATCACTATGACCAGCCTGGACGCGGCCCGCACCGCGCTCAAGCTGCAAAAAGACCGCAGCGGCAACGACTACATCGGCATCACCGAGCCGTTCATTCTGCTCTGCCCGGTGGCGAAAGCGGGCGCGGCCCGAACCGCTAACGAATCTGAATATGACCCGGACACCGCCAACAAGCTGCAACGCACCAACATCACTCGCGGCATCTTCAGCGCGATTGTTGACACCCCGTACTTGACCGGAAACGGCTGGTATCTGCTGGCCGATCCGGCGCAATTCCCCACCTTTGAAGTGCTGTTTCTCAACGGCCAACAGACCCCGTTTTCCGACCGGATTGAACAGCAAAACGTGGACGGCGTGTTGTGGCTGATTCGGCATGACTATGGCGTCAATGTGGTGGATTACGTCGGCGCGTACTACAACACCGGCGCGTAATCCGTAATAACCACTACCTCTATAAGGAGAATCGGTAATGACGACAAAATACGTGATGGACGGCGATGTGATTGATTATGCCAATACCGGCAGCGCGATTGCCGCTGGATCGGTGGTGGCTATCGGCAACCTGATCGGCGTGGCGCTGGTGGATATTCCCGCGACCAGCGGCGTCGGCAGCGTGAAACTGTCGGGCGTGTTTAATCTGCCCAAAGCAACCGGCGCGGCGTGGGCGCAGGGCGAGAAACTGCTCTGGGATGTGAGCGCCGGAAAGTTTGATGTTGGCACCGCCACCCCGGCGACCGGCGATATTTCAAACTGCTGTGTCGCCGCCGCCGCTGCGGGCAGCGCCGCTACAACGGGATGGGTGATGCTCAATATGGGCGTGGGCACGGTCGCCTAATCCGATGAATCCCGCGCTGATCACTACGTTCGCCCGCAACGCCGATGCGACGCTGCAAGGATTGGGTGGCCCCCTGACGCGCACCCGCGTGGGCGCGCCCGACCTGACGCTGCGCGGCATCCTTCGAACCGAACTGGCGCCGGTCGGTGAATTTGGCGAGCGGA